AAATTATTTTGCCAAGTGGACTGATAGACCAATCCCAACTTGGTACGTGGAAGGACTAAATAACTACAATGCCAACTTATCTATTTCTTAACAATGATACTGGTGAGTTTTTTGAAGATTTTTTAACAAACTCTAAAAAAGAGGACTTACTAGCTAAGAATCCTCACATCCAGCAAATCCCAGCCCCATTCGCAATCACTTCTATGGAAGGCACTCATGATGGTAAAACTGATGACACATGGAAGGAAGTTTTGTCGAAAGTCGCTGAGGCACACCCAGAATCTACGGTCGGCCAAAGATATGGTCGTAAAAATATAAAACAATCAAAAACATCAAACATACTCCAGAAATGGAGAAACTCTTGAATTTCTATATCATGCAAACACCAACCAAAGGAGAGTTTATGTATAGACGTTCAATGCAAATAGAGATGCGTAATGAGAAAATTCACAACAAACCCAAAAAGATACGGGAGTTAGATAACAAGGAATCACTTTGGAGTGAAGAGAATATTGCAAAGAACAGAGAGAAAGTTTTAAAAGAATTATACCCTTGGAGATATGAGGGTAAAACATTAAACGAGTGGCTGAATGGCATTTTATAATTGGAAGTTACCTGAATTAGATTTTGATTTAAAAACAACAACTACTGAAGAGGGCAGGCGTTATCTAACACCGAATGGTGACGCTTATCCTTCTGTTACTACTGTATTATCTGATTACAACAAAGAGGCCATATTAGAATGGCGTAAGAGAGTTGGTAATGAAGAGGCAAATAAAATATCAAGATTAGCTTCAAGTCGTGGCACAAGAGTACATTCTTTGTGTGAAAACTATCTCAAGAATAATTTACCAGAACTCAAAATAAAATCATTGATGCCTGATGTAAAACAAATGTTTTCCAGTATTCGTCCAATAATGGATGAAAGAGTAACAACTGTGTATGCACTCGAGCAGGCCCTCTACTCTGATGAACTTCAGTTGGCCGGTCGTGTAGATGCAATCGCAAAATGGGATGGTTCAACATCTATTATAGACTTTAAAACATCTAGTAAACCAAAAAAAGAAGAGTGGATACAAAATTACTTTATGCAATGCACGGCATATGCTCTAATGGCAGAAGAAGTAATGAATTGCCGAATAGATCAAATAGTTGTATTGATTGCCGTAAATGAAAATGAGCCACAGGTGTTTGTAAAAGAAAAAGATGACTATGTTGACCAATTATGGCAATATATCAATAATTACAGGTCTACTCATTGACTTTTCGCAAACGAGGGTATATAATATTATTATGATAACAAGTGAGGTAAATTATGCCAATTATTACAAAAGAAATTATTGAAGAGCAAATTGATAATGTTCAAAATCAGATAGAGTCAGTTCAACTACCAGACAAAACTGGTATTGCTATTCTAATCATCGCCATAATGGCTTTATTTTTCATACCCAAAGTCATTTCTTTTTTCTTGAAACTTATAGGTGTAAGTATCATAGGTTTCGGTTTATACACAATTCTTTTAACGTAACAGGAGAAGTTTATGCACAATATACGAGTCGAATACACCCATGATGGTGAACAGATTATGATAGACCGTGATGTATCAGATAAAAATGATATACAAAAAACTTTTGACGATATTGGTCAATTAATAGGTCTACCATCAAAAGGTTTACGCCAAGAGATGGAAAGCATCTATGATGGCGTAGAGATTAATTATGAGAACTCTGACGATCAATTCACTTTTCAGTTTGATGAAGAGGGTGATGGTCAAAAATTGTCGCCTTTTGATTATGTCGTTCAAGATCAAATTGCTTGGAATGAAAAATATCCAAACTCACTCAATGCAACATGGCCTTTCCCGAATGATAGACCTTCAGAAGGTCAATTATCGGAAGATGTTGACATATCCGATAGACCATCTCAGTCTACTTTTAGAGTTGATTCTGACAAGAGTGATGGTTTTTATTATAATGGGACTTAATTATGGCTACAAAAGATGAGATGAAAAAATTTGCTATTGCAATCGAAGGTTTAGTTGCAAACACCGATTATACTTATCTTGAGGCTATTGTTGAGTATTGTAAGAATACTGAATTAGAGATTGAGGTTGCAGCTTCGTTAATCAACGCAAATCTAAAATCAAAAATTGAATTACAAGCGAGCGATCTCAATCTTCTTAAAGTAAAGAACTCAAAACTACCAATATGACCGGATATGAAACTTTCGCATTATACAACTCACTCAAGTTACATTTTACAAAAGAAAGTTTTGATTTCTTTAAATATGGTGGTAAGTCTAAGATTTCAGTAAACGCCTTTGAGAACAGGAAAGATAAATGGCATTTTTACAAGATTTCAAGGAAATATATAAGAAGAGATGAGTTAATTTCTTTTCTGGTAGCTAACTTCTTAGAAAATGACAATGTTTGGGCAGGTGAGTTATTAGAAGAAAAGTGTCATAAAGTTTATTTGAACAGACAAAAGGTGGTCCAATCTCTATCTTACACTTTTAAAAATGATTGTTTAACTTTATTTGAGGGTATAGAAAATCCTAATGATGTAATTAAAACATCTGGTGACTACCCAATATTACTAAAAAGGGCATTACAAAAGGAAGTAGAGATTGAGACTTTATGTATTTTAAATAGCATACTCAAGTTTTTTGGTATGTGGAATCGTAAAATATCAGACACAATACGGTGGCCAGATTATCATAAAAAAATATGCAAGTATGCCCCTTTTGTGAAGTATAATGATGTAAAATATAAGTTGATATTGAAAGAGGTTATAAATAAACAAGATGAAAAGCTTAAAGACACTATATAACGAATCTAGTTTGAGTAGGGTACACGCTCATACGCAAGGCAGAAATATCGGTATGATAACTGCTCATCGTGGTGAGTTTGACGCTTCTGAAAATAAGAAGAGAAACAAATCACTAGAGAAAGATATTCGTAAAGCCGGTCATGGTTTCATACGGGTAAAAGGTCGTTATATAGAAAATCATGGCACACCAAAGGCAAGACCAGTTGATGAACATTCTTATCTAGTTGTTGGTAAAAAAGGTAAAGATGGTGGTGCATTGAAAGGTTTTCTCAAGAAGCATGGCGAAAAATACGGACAAGATTCTGTATTACATAAGTCGCATGATTCTGATGAAGCACATTTACATGGTACCAAAGAAGGTGGTTATCCAGGTAAAGGTAAGAAAGAAAGTGTAGGAACATTTCATCCAAACCGTGCAGGTGAGTTTCACACGGCGATGAAAGGTAAAAGAACATTTGCATTTGAAGAGGTAAGTTTTACAACACCTGTAACATTCTTTTCAAGGCAAGAAGCAGAATTTTAGTTGACAACTAAAATAAATTATATTATGATATGTATGTGGACAAGACGTTTATATTCCGTTAATACTCCGTTTATACGAAAGGAACATTATGAGTAGTTTTGCAAACCTCAAGAGAGATCGCAACTCTTTGTCTAAACTAAACAAAGCGATTGAATCCTCAAAACAACCAGCAGAAGCTGGCTCTCGTGATGATACAAGATTCTGGCAACCAACAGTAGATAAGTCTGGAAATGGCATGGCGGTCATTCGCTTTTTGCCTGCCCCACCACTTGATGGTGATGATGCACTACCATGGGTAAGAGTCTTTTCACATGGGTTTCAAGGACCAGGTGGTTGGTATATTGAGAATTCTTTGACCACAATCAATGAGAAAGATCCAGTAAGTGAGTATAACTCTACACTCTGGAACTCTGGCGTAGAGGCTAACAAAGAAATAGCCAGAAAGCAGAAACGTAAACTTTCTCATATCTCTAACATCTATGTCGTTTCAGATCCAGGTAACCCTGATAATGAAGGCAAGGTTTTCTTGTATAAGTATGGTAAGAAAATCTTTGACAAGATAACTGAGGCGATGAACCCTGAGTTTCAAGATGAGAAAGAAGTTAACCCATTTGATTTCTGGGATGGTGCTAATTTCAAACTCAAGATTCGCAAAGTAGAGGGCTATCGTAATTACGACAAGTCTGAATTTGCAAGTCCATCGGCTTTATTTGATGGAGATGACTCTAAGTTGGAAGAGCTCTATAAAAAAGAATATTCTTTACAAGAGTTTCTCAACAAGTCAAACTTCAAGTCGTATGATGTGCTTAAGGCAAGACTTGATAAAGTTCTCGGTGCAACGCCAGAACCAAAAACACAAGTTGTAGAAAATTCTATAAGTGATGACGAGGCTTCGTCTTTTGATACTGAAACAGTTGAGGAAGATGACCTAGATCATTTTAAGGATTTAGTGAATAACTAAATTCGCTCCTGATTGATTGATTGAATATTTTACCCCGCTTCGGCGGGGTTTTTTTTATTCTTTGTATTCACTAAAAATTTTGATTTCATTCATCATATTAAGATCAAATTTAATTTGATACCAAGTAGCTATGTGTTTATTTGATGT